ACATTTTGGACAATGTTATGTGTTTGTTTAGAAATATTCATAATCAAATCACAACTCTCATAATAACCCTCATTCCACATTGGATAAGGCAAGTCGTCCCAAATATTATAATAAAAGATTGGAATATTTTGTCTAAGTTCGTGTTCCATATCGAACAACCAAACCCAAAATCTTGGGTCTGTATAAATCATAATAGCGTCTGGTTTTTCTAACTCTATTAACTCTCTAACCACGTCAGGATTACCATAACCATCAACTGGATATACTTTACAATATGCGTCTTCAACACCAGTTTGGTTCGCTAAGTCATCAGACAAATCAAATATTTTACCTTTTTCAGGGTGTTGTATTGCACCACCTATCTGAACCCAATCAAATTTATCAAGTGTTCCGTAAACTATCTCTCTTGACATAACACCGACACCACTTGTCATTCTCAAATCATCTGATAGTAATAATATTTTCTTTTTGTCTCGTCTTTTGATATTAGACTTTTTTTTCAGTTTAGGTAGTTTGATTTTTTCCATATAACCCTTTTTTTGTTGTTAGTATTTGGAACCGCTCTCTTCTAAATTTTCATACTCAACGATTGTTTTTGCAAAGTTCTCGTCGTGAACAAATAAATCAAGGCTACGATTTACTAATTTTTGTAATGAAAAGTCATCACGAATAGATTTTTCTCTAAACTTTCTGTATAGTTCGTCAATGACTTTTACTGATGTTAGTTTTTCTTCTTTACTCATAATTCTGTATATATGTATATATAAATAGTTAGTTTAGTCTAAAATAACATATTTTTTATTAATTTTTTCACAATATTCTAAGGCTGATTTTGTTCCGTTGGTGATTTCTCCGTCTTTACAAAAAGCCACAACTCTGTCTGCATACTTAACTAAATCTTTGTTTCTTTTATGATAGTATCCAACTCCATATGGTTTTCCATAGTTATAAGCCTCCATTACACAATACATATTATGTGGAAAATGTTCTGGTGGAAACTCACTATAAGGTAATTTAAATTCTAATGCGAACTTCTTCGCGTATTTATCAGCTCCGTCCTTTGCACCACCACTTACTATCTCAATGTCCTTATGTTCCATTTTTAATCTGAACATAAAACTTTTCATTTTTGTTTTATTGGTGTAGGTTCGACTTCCGATAATTGCTATCTTCATTAGTCGTTTCTTTTTTGTTTTCTGATTGGTTCTGGATTGATATCATCTTTATTGATAAACTCATAAGTCTTTTTGAAATGTTCTAATCCTTTTAAAATATCTCTTGGATTATCATATTCATATGCAAATCTGTAATTTTGCATATAATCTGAGTTTGCTGGTTTAGCACCCCTTGGTTTGATATCAAATAATATGAATTGATTTTGATTGTCAGTCAGTTCTGGTATTAATATAAGTTTAGTCCTAAACTCTCCACTTGTTTTCCAATACTTAATAAATGGTTCTAATACACTTAAGTCAACCATTTCGGTTTGTCTATCATACCAAAAGTATAATGGGAAAGATACTCCACTCATATATTCTAATTGTTTTAATTTCATCAGCTCTTGGAACACTTCTTGTTCAAAGTCTGTTGCTAAAAAGTCCGTTACTTTAATTCTTAAACTTGGTTCAGTCATTATAAATCCTTACAACTTCTACACTTTTTGTGTGGTTCACATTTTTCATAGTCGTGTGATATGATTTTACCTTTGTCATCATAACACTCGTCCATAAACTCTTGTAATCTGTTCATAACCTTATTGACACTTGGCTTTCCACTTGCGGGCGAGAACGCCTGAATTCTTTTTTGTGGATAAATTATATTCTCGTATAATCTTCTCTTTAATATTAAATATTCAACATCTATTTTATCTTCCGATATTTCTAATTGTTTTGCCATAAAGTGTTTGTATAATAACAACTGATTAGTTTTGTTCTTGTCGGCTTTCATATATTTGTTCCAACCCATAGTAGATGATTTGATATCAATGACTTTCATACGACCTGTTTTCTTGTCGTGTAGAACAACATCCATAAACCCTACGAATCTTAGATTCTTTGGTAGTTTGTAATTCAAGTTCATCTCAATACCGACTAACTCAGTATCTTTCTTTTTGAAATGACTACCTTTTCTTTTCAAGAACTCATCAATGATAGCGAATCCGTCATTAGTGAACTCAATCATTTCTTTCTGGTCAACCTCAAACTCATCACCATATCTTTCTTTAGATTCTTTATACAATTCTTTCATACGATAAATCAATATATCGTGAAGTGGCAATTCATCTGCTTCTTTGATAGTTCGTTCATAATAACAAACTAAATATGCTTGAATAGTTTCGTGAATAGCACTACCGAACAATGTGTAGATATTACCTTTGAAAGTTTCTGCTTTATCTACATAATTTAACTTCCAAGTGTAAGGACATTTGTCCCACATTGCGAACTGACTATAACTTATTTTGCCCATTTACCTCTTGCCACTACTTGTGCCATAACTCCATAATTTGATACATCTGAAAAACTATCTGTTACGGGTTCTCCCTCAACTGAGTTCTCTCCGTTTCTCAATAACAATGTTTTCATTCTTTCTATCTTGTCGTTCATTCTGAACCAAATACCCAACAATGATAATTTAATGTCCTCTTTAGTTTTTAGAATAGTTCCCACTGCAATATTTTGTGGGCCGTAGTCGTATTGTTTTTTACAAAATAACTCATACTGGTCTCTTTGAATTTGTTTAAACTCACTCGTCATTTCAGGATAAGTTTCTTCCATATATTTAATCACATCAGAATACTCTGATTCAGATGGTTCCACTGGCATACCTTTAGGGGTATCTTTAATCATTTTTTACTCCATATTTTTTTTAGTTGTTTTTCATCTACACCATATTTGGATACAATCGAATATACGACATCTTTACCCATAATGTCAAGCGTTTTTTCAATATTTTCTGAACTTTCTTCAAAATAATCACATAATATATCCATAGCCCACTTTTCTATCTTGGATTTCTTCTTAGATTTAGTGTATCCTAAATATGTATTTCCTCTTGGTAGTATATTTGTATAGAACTGATATACTGATTTAGGTTCTAATTCCCAATATCTTTGAATTTCATTTACGACTTCAATCCACTCCGGCTTCATAGAAAGAAATCTATGAACCATATAATTCGACCAAGTTTTTTTATCTGCATCAGTTATGTTCTCCCAATAATGTTGGTTCTGAACATTTGTAATTTGTTTTATGTGGTCAAATAGTGTTTTTGTTTTCATTGTGAATAACCTTAGATATAAATAAATAGTAAGTTATATTTCTAAAATGTAAATTATTTAAAAGAGTTTCCAAGAATCCAAGTGACTATTGAGTATCTGATTCCACTCTTCACTGGCCTAACTCTATGTCCTAAGTATGATGGAAATAATATTAGTGAACCTTTTTTTCTTGAACCATAACAATTATCATCTCCTTTATCGTTTGACATACTAAATTCAAAATCTCCACCCTCATAATCGTTTTCATCACTTAACTGAATTATTGCTGTTATTTTTCTTAGTGAAGTAGAACAATCACCTATGTCTAAGTGCCAATCATACTTATCAGTATCTTCGTATCTTAAAACAACAATGTCCTCTAATTCATATGGTTTCTTTAAATCAAATTGAAAATTAAGTAGATTAGACATCTCACACGCCATCACTATATTTTTTGTTAACTTAAATCCGTCTGATAAAACTACATCATTTTTTAATCTTATTTCTTGAACTTTCCTAACTTCCTCATTTATTACATCTGAATTATCTCCCTTATAAGTCCCTGCGACAGTAGATTTCTGTGAGTTAGATTGTCCAAACTTTTCTATCAATTCATCACATTGTTTTGATGTTAAGAAGTTTTCTCTATGTAATACAAACTGAAAGTTTTTTTTCTTTATCATCTGAAAGGTTCTCCTGAAATAATTTCTCTCATAATATATCTCTCTCCAGCCGTCAATTCAGTAACCATATGACTAATGATAGATGGAAATATTAATACATATCCTTTTTTGTATGGTGTTTTGAAAAACTCTCCGTCGTTTGTAAATGCCAGATGTAAATCTCCACCCTCAAATTCACTCTCGTCTGATAACTGAATTAAACAAGTAAGTTTATTTGTTGATACTTTTCCTTTATCATAGTCCGCGTGCCAATCAAATCTATCACTACCACTATACTTTAACGCTTTTAAATCTTTTGATACCCCTCTTATATTGAAGTTCCAAACTTGTTTATTTAGCATTTCTACATATGGTTCTAACTTATCATTAATCCAAGTATAGTCGTGTTTCGTATTTTGAAACGCATATAATTCTACAAAAGTTCTATCCTTGACTATGTTATCAAATGACTTTTCATTTGCATTTACAATGTGAGCACCCTCATAACCAGATACCCAATTAGTTTCTTCCTGTAATTTCTTAATTACATCATCACATTTTTCATTAGACAAAAAA